TCAAGTTCAATTGCATATTGGACATCACATTGATGCCATTCGTGTTTTACGATAGTTACCATTTTTTATTCCTTATGTCATCGGTACTGGTTTAACAGGTTCTACTTTTTGATCTAGTAATTCAGGTAGATCATAGATGATTATACACTCAGGTATCTTTATTGTATATAGTACAGTTGCCCAGAATAATGTTCCGAAAAGAAAGCCAATAAAATATTTCATATTATTTGAATGTGTTGAGGGCAGGATTGTAAGTTTTAATTAGTTCAGTTTCTCGTTTATGGGCTTCTGCCTTACCACGAATAATTTCAATTACACCGTAATTGAATGACTCTGTACCATAATTGCGAATACTTTTGCATAGGCCCCAGTTTTTTGACTCTGTTTTTGCTCGTTGAATATGTTTGCGAATACGGACATATAAGGATCTTTTCACTGTGGTGCTCACAGCAGTTAATCCAACATATTGCTCACCTGTTTCAGTATTAGTGATACAGTAGATAATGTGATTACGGTCCGTACGCTTTTTTCTATTCATAAATGAATTATAGCACGGAACAAGATTATTGTCAAATTTTGGCTAAAATGTGTGTTTTTTACAACACATCTTTACTCAAAAGATCCAAGGCCATTTGTAATACTTTAGACTGACGTTCTTTTACGTCAATTTCCCATGGTAAATTTTGATATTCTTCATGTGTAAGTTGATCAGGGGTTTTGTTTGTATAGGGAATACCTCTCCAATAGTAATGACGATTGGACCTAAATTCTAGTAATTTTGTGTGTTTTTGATTGACATGAATAAGTTCATGTGTGAGGATTTTAGGTAAATCCTCAAAGGACAAATCATAGTTAAGACCTATGCGATTTATAATATACATGTCAATTCCACCATAGACTTCAGGTCCTAAATCATATAAGCAAACTTCTAATGTAGGAGGCAATTCTATAACCTGAGCTATTGCATTACCAAAATAGGTAATAATAGACTCATGTTTATAGCTATGTTGATTATTTTTGTAAAAATATCTGATGTCCACACATTATTTATGTGTTATCAGGGATATCTTGTGGTTTAGTATATTCATAATTAGTCGTGTCTATGTTTTCTCTGAAAACAATAGCACCATTTCTAAGATGAAATCTACGTGCAGTTTCTGTTTTAGGACTTAATGTTACGAACCTAGTTACCGTTGGGTGTTGTTTTTGTATTTCTTTTACAGCTTGAATCAATAACTCTTTACCTTTACCTGCCTTGTAACTCCATATTGTATAAAATACAGCTGTAGTAGGAACTACATGAGTAGTATTCAAGTCATTTACATTCTCAGGAACAAAATCATGAAAGCTAACGCATACCATTGCTTCTGGTTTTTCTTCTTCAACCAGTGCAGCTACCATTCTACCATTGCTTACTCTAAAGTCTTTTGATATTTCAGGGCGCACAGGGTCATCTTTTATAAAGTCTAATAAGGCATTTGATAAATCTTTGATGAATGTTAGCATAGTAATCGTATTTATGCCATATTTATAATATACGTACTTTATGCGTTATAAATTGTTTTCAGGCTTCTCTCGACAATGAGTTGCCTTTCTTTACTAGACCTAGCTCCTAGTACTGTAATATTGTAAAGTTTATCATGTACATAAACTAGCATAGTTATGCAAAATCCTGCCGCATTTGTGAATCCTGTTTTGATAGTAACAATCCCGTCACGTCCAAAGTATCTGCTAGTTGGATTACCTTGAACTTTACTGACTTGTTTCTTTTTACCTTTCTTTGTCATAACTATAGTTTCTGTGACTACTTTTTGACTTTTTGCGGCATTTTGTACAATAGAAAATTGACTAACTACTTGTGTCAACTGAACAATGTCGTTGACGCTACTATAGTTCATTGGGCTTAGACCAGTGGGTTCGACAAACCCTGTATGAAACATACCCAACTCAAATGCATGTTGATTCATTGTGCGAACAAAGTTTTGTCTACCACCGGGGAAGTTTTCGCTTAGTGTTTGTGCAGCTAAGTTATCACTAGAGATCAATGCTAAATTAATCAAGTCTAATCTAGATAATACCATACCCTTACGGATATGTGTATTTGTTACACGACCATCTTCTACCGTAAGTTTTTCATTCAGGTCTTGTTCTTCTTTAAGAACTGTATAAACTGTCATAAGTTTGCTAATGCTAGCAATACTAACTTGAGTATTGTCCAATGATCCATCAATTACTTGATGATCAGTTACATTATATACAACTGTTGTTGCCTTTGCAAATACAAAAAATGGTAATAGAATCAATACAATCAGAATTTTTCTCATCATGTATTTATTGTAACATATCTTTTGGATACATACAATATACTTGGGTCAACCTCTTAGTTTGAATTTGATGTATTCGGTTAGTTTATCTGCAACATCAATATTACAATACTTTTCAAATCCACTGAATCCTGGGTTACTATTGGCTTCACACACTACAAATCCATCTTCAGTAAACAATAAATCAATACCTGCTATATCTAGATTTAATACTTTAGCAGTCTCTAATGCTAGGAATTCTATTTCAGGTGTCATTGGATAACTCTCACCACTACCGCCACCTGTAATGTTAGCACGAAAATCTCCCTCAGGAGCACTACGTTTCATTGCACCAATTACTTTTCCACCAATGACTAATACACGTAAGTCTTCTCCTGGCCGATGACCCATATACTTTTGTACAATCATTGTTTTTTTGTTACCCAAGTTATCTACAAACTCCATTAACTTTTTGAAGTCACGTTGTCTATCACATAGATAAATACCTTCACCATAACTACCTGTAACAACTTTTACAACACAGGGGAAACCAATTTTATCTTTTACCAACTGTTCTTCGATTGGAAATCTAACCATCATTGTACTTGGGATAGGTATACCATGTCTACTCAATATTTGACTTGTGCGCAATTTATCTTTAACAGTCTCAATACTTTCACTATGATTGACTGTCATTATGCCAGCCTGTTCAAAATGCCTTAGTACTGCAAGTTGAAAAGGTAATATACCTGCACCTAATCTACACAATACAAGTTTTGGTATTTCAAAGTCTTGTCCCAGATGTTTAATACCATTACGTAAATTTTGATCCACGATGATATCAAAATCATCAGGGTGATATGCTTTGGCATCTATTCCTTTATTGGTAAAGGACTCTAATAAACGATTTGTTTCAAATTCGTTTCTATCTTGTTTGGTTAATATTAGTACAGACATAGTGTATTATTTAATTTAACTAGGCTATATACAAAAATAAATATTCTGATGACCCTAGAAGAATTAGATATAGCTGGTAAAAAATATTATGCTGAACATGATTATGAAAATGCATTACTTTGTTATGCTGAAGTTTTTGCACGTTATCCTTTCATTGCATTATCGTACAATAATTACGCAATGATACTAAGAGCTGCCGGGCAACCAAAACTCAGTTATAACTTTTTTCAAACTGCTATTGATTTAGATCCAGAAGACAGAAACTTTCCTTTTAATTTAGCTACTGCATATTTACTTGCAGGTGATTTACCCGTTGGATGGGATCATTTTGAAACTCGCTGGAGATTTAAACACCATGAAAATGTGTTGAACACTTATAGTAAACCTAGATGGGAAGGACAATCACTAAAAGGTAAAAGACTATTAATCACATGTGAAGAAGGTGCAGGGGACAATATACAATTTAGTAGATTTACCAAAGAATTATATGATATGGGTGCAAGTATTATTCACTGTACTGAGCCTGAATGGAAAACCTTATTTGCTAGTTCATTTCCTTACTGTACAATAATTAGTAACAAAGAAACACTACCGGAGTACGATTATTGGACACCTATATTGAGTATACCAAAAGTACTAAGACTAACATATGAAAATATGAAAGAAGTAACCAATTACATTAAACCTACAGATATTTCTATTGACAAATGGAATAATATTATAGATACAAAGAAAAAGTTTACAGTGGGTTTTTGTTGGAGTGGAAGAACTAGAAAGTTTCCTTTTGACAAAATACTAGAACTTATAAAGAATAATGTTGATTATCAATGGGTAAACTTTCAAGTTATCTGTGATGATAATGAAAGACAAATATTAATTAATAATGGTGTAAAAGACTATAGTAGTAATATACACAATTGGGATGATACTGCAGCCTTGATGAATCATGTTGATGCATTTGTGAGTATTGACACTGGGTTATGTCATTTAGCAGGTAGTATGGATGTACCATGCTTTTTGTTATTAGAACGATTCAATACATGTTGGAGATGGTTGTTGAATAAAACTGATACACACTGGTATAAATCAGTAGAGATCATTAGACAAACAAATCCAATATATTATGATGATCAAATTGCAACAGTTGAACATCGTTTAAAAATTTTATCCACAAAAAAAGGCTCCTAAGAGCCCTTACTTGTTCTGGTTACGAGTTCCAGAACCACTCAATCGTTGTGGTCGATTTACTTTTCTACAGCTACTGACATTGAAACTGGTACATCAATTTTTACTTGACTGTAATTCCAGAATCTATAAAAAATATTATTTATTGCAACTATAGTAGATGCAATGGTTGCCATTGCTAAACTTAGCAATATACTATCAATTAGTAAGTTAGCTGCAGTTTGAATAGGCATATTATGCTACATTAACGATCATTGATGCTGGAACATCAATATTTACAACATCTGGTGCAACTGTTGCTGAACCTGTGATTGCATCACCTAATTCATTACCATTTTGGTCAACTGCTACTGCGATGATGTTATAGTCACCTGACTCAACATTTTCAAATGTTGCGATGTAAGGTGCAGTAGATAATACTTGTGGATCAAGTGTGCCTAATGTTACTTTGATACCTGCTGAAACTGTGCCTGCAGCAAAACTATGTTGTGCTGATGCGATTGTAATCGTTACTGTATGTGCCATGATATATACCCTTTAATTATAATTTTATAACTACCCCATGTAGTCATTACTATTTATACGCATATATATTACAATTTTATTAAAAACATCCTAGTTGCTCTATATGATACTATAATATAATATATAAAAAGAACGATGGGTTGATCAAGCCCTATTATTGCGAATGTTTGTCTAGGATGTTTTTAACTCTTGGCGGAAACGGTGAGATTCGAACTCACGGAACCTTTCGATTCTCTGGTTTTCAAGACCAGCGCCATAGACCACTCGACCACATTTCCTAATCTTGGTGGAGGATAGGAGATTCGAACTCCTGATTGAAGCTTGCAAAGCTACCGTGTTACCAACTATACCAATCCCCCAAATTTTAATATCTCTCAAATCTATCAGTTTTATCTTTTGGGTCTTTGAGTTTTTTCAAATACTCACGACCTACATGTCCTTGTTCAATCTCTAACAACGCAGTAACTGAATACTTGTTGTTCGTTTGAATTTTAGGCTTATGTCCTTTAACCAACTCACGAACTCTCTCACTTGCAATCAATATCATATCATAACGATTACCGATGGCTAGAACTGCAGCCTCACTACATTGTCTTGGCATAATTTCTTTCTTTAGTTTATAAAAATGGAGCGGGATATCGGGCTCGAACCGACTACCTGATGCTTGGCAAGCATCCGCTCTACCAAATGAGCTAATCCCGCATTAAGCTATTTCAGCAACGATTCTTGCGATATGTCCAGGCTTATTGTTTCTACCTAATATATCAATCGCTACTAGATTTGATTCTAACATACCTTGATACTCATTGTCAACGATGACGGTATCCAATGTTGTAATCTCATCATTATTTGTTTGACTTTGGTTGTTTGTA